GGACATAGGCAACTCGAATAACTACGTCGCCAAACAAGCCCTGTTGCTCTCTAATGCGGGAGAAACGGATATTGAGATTGAGGCTCCTACTGCGCCAGGTGCATCGCCTCCAACTTCTTTCGAGATTAGCTCATGGGGGCAATACAAAAAAACCGTAAGCACTGCCGGTTTTGATGGAAACGAAAAAGAGTATGCCTTGCAGTCTCCCCCGCTTCGCAACTTGGGGGTTAATAATTCGTTGATTTTTAGGGAACTTGCCAGCGGAGAACTTGTCGGCAGCAATTACTACATTCACACAGCATTGGGACAAAGGTATTTTGTTGACGCTACCGCAAGGCCTGCTTATGAGGCTACGGCAGATTACGCTGACGCCGACCGAGTCTCATTTAACAACAAAACTTGGGAGAAGACCGGCGCACAAAACGCTGGCGCACACAGTGATCCGGGCGCCGTGGGCTCTGAGTGGCTGATTGTAAATACAGAAACCCTTCAGGATGTAATCGATCCTCCGTCGGGCGACGACTATTTGACGATTATAGAAGATCACTTCTACATGACGTGGACTAAAGATGGAACCACCATAACGCAGTCTGAGTACGACAAGCTCTCAGCCGAAGACCAAGCTCTCTATACCGGAAATAAAACAATCTCTGACGTACTTAAGCCCGGCGAAGAAGCTGTTCTTGAGGTCTATTTTAAAACCGACGGCCTGGTTACGCCAGCAATTCCATATGCCGAAACTAGCTCCAACTTCACAGTGCCGTACTACTACGCCCCCTCAAGCGAACCTCAATGGGCCGCGAATAATACTTATTCTAAGGGAAATATCGTTCAGCAAGACGGTAAGGTCTATCGCCTTACCGCCTCATCTTCAACATCCGCCGCTTTTGAGGCTAGCGATTGGGAGAGAGCTAAAAAGACGAAAACTGTGAACCTTCGCGCCACAATAAATCCATCGCTACTCGACGATAAGAAAAGGAAAATTTCTATCGACATAGAGTCTGTGGGTTTTGATGAGGTGTTTACTACATCATATAGTATTCATGATAATGTCGACAATATTCTCCAGGTTCACCAGAGAGAACGCCTCGACGAGGAAGGGGTTCTTGTGGACAAGCTCAGCTCTTATAAGGATGTGCAGTGGAATGTTTCCGAAGAAGGCGCGTCCCTTGCTGCGCCCGAAAGCGTGCATGAATTTGATCAAATTATTGACTCCCCCACCGATCTTGACGGGTATCTTTACCTGGGTATCGAGAAGACCGGTAGCGTTTATAAGAATGTCTATACCGGTCAAGAAATTGCTATTCTTGACAGCTCGGTTTATTTTACTCCGACCTCTGGAGATGGAAAAATCGCCATTAAGCCAACTAAAGATAGCGATGGCAAATTCCAAATAAAAACCCTTGGAGATAACTCTGATGAAGCTGTTGGTCACGTTCGACAAGCGCGGGTTTCTAACGCAAAAAGCCATATTAACATTGCCAAAATCCTTTCCTTGAGTAAAGAGCTTGGCGAATTTGAGCTAGAAGAAATAAAAGAAGTGGATGTCACTTTAACGGGCGTCTTTCTGGGCGACAATGCGAAAATTCCCGTGGTCGACGTAGGTATGGGGTACCACGAGGCCGCAACTATCACGATTAACCTGGGCAAGCAAGGAGAATATTGGACCATTCGGGGTGATGCCGATGCGGGCGCTAGCCCCGCTGAGTATATCGATCAATCAGCCTACGACTCACTAGGCGCTGTCCCTGTTGCTGGTCAACCCGATAGAACCGACTACGAAAACCCTGGTCTTGAGCCATGCTACATTATTGGCAAGGGTGGATACGGAGGCAACGGCATGCAAACAGAGGGAATTGTCAAAGAACAAAACGAGACTGTTGGACAAGACGCCTCTATGTTTCCCCCCGCAAACGGCGGAGACGGGGGTGATGCGATTAAAATCTCTGAGAACGCAGCAAACGTAACGATTAACATAGTTAGCGGCGGAATCTACGCAGGTGGCGGCGGAGGCGGAGGCGGCGGTTACCAAAATAACAGCAAAAGACCCCAGACCGTAAACTTTATGAATCTAGCCGGCGGAGGTGGCGGCGGTGCAGGAAACGGAAAAGGAGGTATACCCATGGGCAAAAGCGGTTCAATCAGTCCAAGCGACAGTCCTGTTGGTGGCCTAGCTGGCGAGACAATCAACAATAGCCTGTTCGATCAAACTCATTTAAGGAGCGGTGGCGCAGGCGGCGGGTTTGGCGAAAGCGGAACGGTGATAATTGATGCCGCCTTTACTCACAACATATTAGGTAAGCCGGGCGCAGCTGGCAAGGCTATAACCTGGGGAGATACTGATGGAGAGTTGAACTATTCTCCCACCGTTTCGGGACTTAGTTATAATCCCACCGCCAAAGAATTTCAAGACGGGAGCAGTAATCAGCCCAATACAATTCTTGGAAAAAGTGAACAAATTACCGAGTAAACACTATAATATAACATGGCTAACGAAAATACATCTGCTGAAAAAATTACAACTGAACTTTTTAAACTTCAGCCTGATGCTATGTTGGAGTTTTTCGAAATAGATTTTTCTAATTTGCAGTCTGATTTTTCAATGTTAGAGAAGCAATATAAGGTTTCATTTAGCTCAGAGGCTGAGCCCATATATAGGTTTACTGCTAATATTAATAATTCAAATCCAATAGTTTGGCAAGGTAGGTCTTATCAGCCCCTGCCTGTCGCTGCCTCGGGGTTCGAGGTTCCTTCCGACGGAAGACTGCCCCGTCCGAAACTAAGGATTACCAACCCATCTGGGATGCTCTCTACTATAGTGGCTATGAACTACGACTTTCATGGGTGCAAGGTAACCAGAAAGCGCACGTTTGCTAAATTTTTAGACGACGATAATTTTCCGCCTAATGTCAGTCAATTTGAAGACGTGGGCGGAACTGTCGAAATCACGCGGAACCGTCAAGCCGAAGGGGAGAACCCGTTTGGGAAGGCTGACCCCAGCGCGCATTTGCCCGATGAAATATACTATGTTTATCGGAAGACGAGCGAGGATCGGACGGGGTTGGAGTTTGAGCTCGCATCAATTTTGGAAGTCGAGGATATCAAATTTCCGGGCCGACAAATGCTTGCAAATCACTGCACCTTTAGGTATCGTGGTTCGGGATGTAAATACAAAGGGTGTCCTAGAACGGGTACCGATGGGGAGTTGTTCTCTAACTACGGGATATACCAATTTAAAATTAACGGGGTCCCGCTGCAGGACGTTAGTCCACCAATTAACGCCGACGACGTGTTGAAGTCTATACCTGAATGGGGGAGCGATAATGTATACCACAAAGGCGATCTGGTGTTGTTCTCTTCTAACCAGCAGCCTCAAGTCCCTCCTGTTTTTGTTTGTATAAAAGAGCATTCTGGAGGGCTTTCCCCTTCTCCTCCTACTAGCGCTGAATACTGGGTTCTTGATGCCTGCGATAAAACTTTGAGCGCGTGCATGTTAAGGTTTGGAAAGGAGGCGACTATTGGTGGCGTTAATTATGGCGGGTTCCCTGCTGTGGAAGTGTTTAAGCATGGTTAGTTTTCCGGATGAAGTACTGCGAAAAATAAGGGAATATTCTCTCGACAGAAGGGGGGAGGAAATGTGCGGGGTAATTTTTAATTACGAGCAACAGTATTTTTTTCCCATGAAAAACATAAGGCGTTCAGTCAGTACTTTTACCGCTAGCCCTGAATTATACTTCTTGAGGGAAAAAATCTCTGCCGTTGTTCATTCCCACCCTTATTCGGACGCATACCCGTCTCCTGCGGACCGAGCTTCGTCTCGCGGTTCCGGTATACCGTTTTTAATATATAGCTGCCTTTATAATAATTTTCTGTATTTCGACTGTAGCAAGTGTAATCCAGTGAAGGAATAAGGTGTATGAAGACTGTCTATTTACATGGTCCATTAGGTGAAACTGTCGGAAGAGAGTGGCGGCTTAATGTTAAGAGTCCTGCAGAAGCGATTAGGGCGATCAACGTAAATACAAATGGAGAATTTTCTGACACCTTGTTTTCGATGGCTGAACAGCGCGCTCTTGTGGGCATCGTTACTTTAAACGAAGAGAAGTCTCGTCGAATTCAAGCAGCCGCTAAAATGGAAAAATATGACGAATCGCTTTTAGGGGAAATATTCACACAAGAGCATGAGTTGCATTTTGAGAACACCTATGATGAAATTCATTTTGTTCCCTGCATTAATGGAGAATTTATTCTTGTCCCCACTCTTGGGCTTATCGCTACTGGTGTGGGTGCTGTTTTTGGTGCATTAAGTGCTGCCATGGGGGTAATCGGTGGCGCTTTAGGGATCGGCGGCGCAGCGGGAGCGGCAGGTACT